ACGATACACCAGGTTACCCAAACGGTCATAAACCCATTAATTACAGACGTTGGGTTCAAGAATACAAAGAAATTTTTGAAACTTATAATGATGTAAACTTTGTAAGAGTGTCGCGTGGTGTTAACAGTCCTATTCCCGAAGAATGGGCTAGATTGCCTAACGTAGAACAAATGCCCTACGATAGATGGAAAAAGATAATTGATCTTGGAGCACAGGGAGCAGGCTAATTCTGTTCTTGTTCTCGAATTTTATCTCTGTTTGCTTTTACATTAAAGGTTCGCCAAACTCCTGGGTGCAAAGGTTTAGGATAATCGTCTAATTTAACCCAGCAGTATCCCTTGTGCTCTTGATTTAGTTCAGGAACAAACTCTTCATCTACTTTAATTAAAAAAGTATGATAGGTAAAATTATTTTTTGTATTATGGTAAGTTTCTATTGGTACAAAGATAGCATCACTAATACTGCCGCCAAGCTCCTCGCCAATTTCTCTACGTAATCCGTCAAGCACAGTTTCATTAGCTTCTATTTTTCCACCAACAATACCCCATTTGTTAGCTTGACGCCCATTGTTGCGCAACAAAAACAAATATCTCATAGTTTTTGTGCATAGGATAAGAGAACCACAATTAATACTGGGCTGTTGATCTGATTTTAAATTATTAACTGCCATTGGCCACCTTTGTAGATTCCTTCGTAGGTCTTAGACCAATTGCCATTGAAGAATCTATAATGCATATTGGTGTTAAGATTTACGACATATTCTACACTATCTGCCAGGGTACTGTCAAAACTTACTACCCAGTGTGTGCCTGTATATTGAATAATATCATTTGCGTGAGCAGTTATTCTTGTACCATCCACTCCTAACCAATTATAACTGTAATCATCTACATCGTAGCCTTCAGCATCAACATTGTAGTCATAGGCTAACAAATAACGTGTGCCCTGAACGGGCTCAGGAAGTTCTTTGCTGGGTCTATTTTTCCTAGGATCAATTATAGCGTTTACTGGATTTAAGGTGGTCTGGGGTACACTGTCTATATCAGCAGTCCATAGTAAAACATTGTTATTGTTGGGGTGGTAGGCTACAGTGCCTACTAGTGTATTTTCACTGTCTATTTCATATTTAATTCTAGTACTACCGCTTACTAGATTACCATATAACACTACCAGATCTCGCCAATTGTGACTTTGCCCTATTTTTTCTGGCATTGCAGTAAAGCTAAGTCTATCATCCACGCTTACATTAACAAATTTATTAACAGTAACCACGTTTTCGTCCACACTGACTACTGTTGTTAATACTCCACCTATATTGCTTACCATTCCGGGATTTATATCAAAACCGGAACTTAAGGTAATACTAGTATTACTAGACGTATTTGCGGTTGCCCTTTTCCATATATTAACACCCAGGGGGTCTACCGTGGGACTAGAATATTTTACCAGTTGGATTTCCGCAGTGGGATTAGCGTAATCGGAACTGTTTACTTTAGTTACTAATATACTATAATCTAAAGGTGTATAGTAATTTCTAGTAAACAAATTACTGTCATCCAAGATAGCGTCTGATATTTCACCATTAACGTCATAGATACTTGAAATAATTTTATGTATTACTCCCTGGCGTTTCACAATAGCAGGTGGGCTAATCCAAATTGGAACTTCAAATGTCAAAGTACTAACATCAATATTGTCTCCAGTTCCAACTGGTACCGTTCTGTTAGTAAATCCTGTATCAGTTAACAGTACATAACTAAGGCTACTCCAGTCTATATAATTATCAGTGCTTTGCACCTCAATCGCTGGATTAAAGATACTACATATCTGTTCTAAAAGCTGAAGTTTTTGCTCAGTATTACTAGTCCAAATATCTAATTTTATTGTCAGTGTGTAGGGCACTGGCATCATTCTTTCTACTGTGACTGCGTCCCCCTGTTGCGTAGTGTAGGCGCCGGTCAAAGGATCAATAGCACGTTGTGTTAGGTGTAATTTGCTTACAAAACTAGGATTCTGTACTCGGTTACGATCGTAACGCATAGCAGCAATATAAGCTGACATAGCTGGAACACTGTTTAAATAGTTTTCACTATTATTTTTAAGAATAGCTAATGCCTGTTTAGTGCCGTCACCATAAATTACAGGAACTCTTTTTAAAGACTTTACATTATCTGTATTAAACTCAACATAAAAATTACTTAAAAGCCTTATAAACTGTGTTAAAAAACGTCTTACCTGACCGTCGTAAAAATAACCGCTGTGCATTATCTATCCTTGATTAATTATCTGCTTCGGGTGTTAGGCCCTTGCTCAATGACACCTGTGTGGGATGTTGACGGCCATCATAACCAGTATAGGTGCCTGCTGTAGTTCTAAAATATTCTCTTTGTGTTTTATTTTCGTGACTATTTGGCGTTAGATCTGTTCTACGGAAATCTTCTACTTTGGTCCAGCGACGCCCATCATATCTAAATAATCGGTTAGGCACGTAGTCAGTACGTAAAACGTAATCTCCTATGTTAGCACTAGCAGGAAAACTTGTTCTTGCAGCAACATCCAGGCCATTGGGAGTAGAACTTCCACTTATATAGGCGTCTAGTGCCTTTTGGGGAGTGAGCAAACCAGCATCAGATTGTGTGACCCTACTATCTGTGTGCAGTGTAGTGCTGTCAGTTCTAGTACCTAAAGTGTCACCACTACCCTCATCTATCCGTTTACTTCCAATAAAAAATGGAGTCGTATCATAACCTGAAGCAGGTACGTCAATATCTGCTTGATTTATTATTGCATCATTGATGTTTAGTAACTTGTCGTAGTTACTTAAATAGTTACCCACTGGTGTGGTTTCATCAGTGCCAGTAATCTTGTTAATAATATCCTTGTATTCCTGACTATCCACCAGGGGTGTCATTTTTACACGTACAAGGTGAGGCCACCAGGTTTGGCTAAAGCCCTCGGCTGCAAATATTACCTCTTGAACTACGTAAAATCTTTTTAGGGCCAGTGGTATATCATTGTCTAGGGGATAATAGTCTGTGAGGTGTGGTAGTTCTATAACATCTCCACTAAGTATTTTTCTACCTAGTGCAGCCACAGTGTCATTTAAATGAAAAGTCATTAGCACTGTATCAGCACTTAAAAATAGACCAAATTGTGACAGGTCGTAATCGTGGTCACTTACCTGATAAATTCCTCTTAGGCTATAGATACTGCTATCATATTTTCTATCACGATTTTCTAAGAATAATAAATCCTGGATGTTCTGTTCTGTTTGATTAGTGTACACTGGGCGATCAGCACTACGCCAAAAAATACTAATGGGCTGCGTTGTACTGATAGTTTCTGTTGTATTAATACTTAAATTCACTGTGTTCGCCACAGTGTTTACAGCAGTAATTGTGGTATTCGCTGCTAGCCCTGGGCCCTGTACTACTTGCCCTATAGATAAATTCACCACCGTGTTATGGCTAAAACTTAAACTTGACACATTGGCATTTGCGGTGCTGGTCAGGGTATAACTATTGGCATAGTTGTTGCTACCAAGATATTTGTGTAAATATACTCCAGTACCACCAATTGTAAATATTTCGCTCACACGGCGATCTATAAACTTATAATCGTTACTATGAGCATTTTTCCATAATGATAAGCGTGGCACTTTGTAGAATCCTTGGGTTATTATATATTTACTTATATTTACCCTATTTGAAAGCTTTGACTTTTACGCTGAGTCAGTGTATAATGGATCTAGAAAAATGAATTCCTACGCAGAATATCGGGAAAAATTAGAAAATTTAACCAAATTGGCAAAGTCTATTGCCAATGGTGAAGCTAGCAGTCAGCTGCTGAAAATGTTAAATTCTAGTTATTCTATACTCAACGATATCAATCAGGAATCAGTTACTTGTCGTAGACTGAGGCGAGAAACACCGGATTTTATTAATTTGAAAAACAAGTTGGACCAATATATAAAAGATGTAGAATATTGGTTGACTATTGCTCAACTTACTTACTAGGAGTTATTATGGTTAAAGTTGCCCGAGTTAAAAATGATCTTAGATCAAGCCATCTGGGAGACGAAAAATATACAGGTTCCGAGCCACATTGGGATACTGAACTAGCTTTAGAAATGTCTCAATCTGAGTTTGATGGCCATCTTAGGAAAAGTTTTTTCTATTATAACTACCATTTTACACAAAAAGACCTTAAAAAATATGTTGTAGAATGGATGCAACAAAATAACTATTCTAAGTCTGATCTATCTGCTTTTATTAGGAGTCCTGATCGCAGCATACCTATAACAGCCTGTAGTATTGCTAGAGCTCATAAACGAGGTATGCCATTGCGGAAGCGTGAGATAGATTTTCTTAAAACCAGTATTATAAACGCTATTGAACAAGCTGAGCCTGTTGTTGTAGAGGAAATTAAAACTCCCAATCAGGTAGTAACGATCCAGGATAGGCTTAATGAAAAAACAAGTTTGACTATTGGGGAACTGGAAGGCTACTATGATGACCTGGAATCTATTAAGTTTTATGATTTTCTAACTACGCAGAACGTTGCACAGGCACAATTGGGCAAAATTGAAAAAGTTTATCTAGATAGGCGTGCGGAATTAGAGACTGCTCAGACCAAGAAAGATGCACAGTTAGCAGAAGCCTATGGTCATTTTAAAGCAGCCGACTTTAAAAAACGCTATGCCTGGATAGATGGTTTATTGGAAGCAATAGATCAGTATAGGAATGTTAAACGTGCAACCAAGAAAACAAGAGTTAAACGAGCGCCCAACAAAGAGAAACTTGTTGCCAAATTAAAATATCTTAAAGAAGAAAAAACACTTAAACTAGTAAGCATTGACCCTACTAGTATACTAGGGGCACAGCAACTTTGGGTCTACGATAGCAAGACCCGAAAGCTTATACAGTATATTGCTGACGCAGTAACGGGGCCGTTGGGAGTCAAAGGAACTAGTTTAACTGGTTATGATGCTGCAAAGAGTGTGTGTAAAACACTGCGCAAGCCTGAAGAACAACTAAAGTTGTTTGCTAAAGCTGGTAAGGTAGAACTACGGAAGTTTTTGGCAGGAATTAAGGCTGTGGAAACACAGGCTTCTGGACGTATTAACGAGAATCAAATATTACTTAAAGTTGTATAATAATGGATATTGCAGCAGATTTAAAAAATAAAAGAGTGCTAGTAACCCAGGCCAACGATATGATGGGCCCTGCCATTGTGCAGGTGTTTCAAGAGCTGGGAGCAAGAGTTACTGCGGACATCAATACCCTTGAAGATCCTGACTATCCCCAAACTCTTATTAGCAAAGTAGGAATAGTTGACGTCCTAATAATTGGGGCAGGAATACCTGGAGATAGCAATAAAGCTGAAAATGTAACCGATGAAATTTGGCGTAAAACTTTTGCCTATACGGTTGATCCCTTGCCTAGACTGGTAAAAGCAGTTCTTCCACAAATGTTGTTACGTAAATCAGGAAAAATTATTGTAATAGGAAGTGCCGCAGCTCTAAAAGGTCAAGATAGATCTACAGTATATAGTGCAGCTAGGGGAGCTCAATTATCCTATATACAGGCACTTGGGGTAGAATTAGCCGAGCACAATATACAGGCAAATGCTATAGCACAAAATTTTGTAGAAACTGAAATGTATTATCCTAAAGAAACGATATCTACAGAAGCACTACAACAAACAATAAAACACACTGTACCCCTTGGGCGTATGATGTCACCCTTCGAAAGTGCCCATTTTGTTGCCTACCTAGCTAGCTCATACGCAGACTGTTTTGTGGGGCAAATATTTCCAATATCAGGAGGTTGGGTCACACGCTAGGTCAAAATAAATAAAGTCAAGGACAACCAATATGCCACAAACACTTAATTTATCTACTGCCTATAACAGATCCAATCTGGACAATCAAACTCTTAACCAACAAGACAATCTTAGTGTTTATGCCCTAAGCTTAGACGGCCCCGGGGTCATTAGCCAAGATCAAGCTATAGCAGTTAACGAACAAATCCAGACGCTGAATCAACTAAGAAATGATATCATTGATTATGTTAGATTGAGATTGGGTGATCAAATAGTAGACGTAGAATTGGATAAAGAGCACTACGATATAGCCATTAAACAAGCACTTACTAGATATCGTCAACGTGCTGGCAATGCAGTAGAAGAAAGCTTTGTGTTTCTAGACTTACTGCCTGAAACTCAGGAATATATACTACCTAACTATATAGACACAGTCAAGGCTATCTACAGACGAGGCATAGGAAGTGTGACAGGCACTACAGCTAGCCAATTTGAACCGTTTGCGTCAGGATATCTTAACACCTATATGCTAGTAGCTGGAAGAGTGGGCGGATTAGTTAACTATGAACTGTTTAGTCAGTACCAGGAACTTGCAATGACTATGTTTGGTGGCTATATTAATTTTACCTGGAACAAAGTTACTAAAAAACTATCGCTTGTAAGAAAACTGCCCTCTCAGAGCATAACCTATTTCAGGATCGCAAATGTTAATATAACTGGCACAGCGGTGGGTTCGGATATTACATTTGTTCTTTCTCAAGCACAACCTGTTATAGCTGGGGATACTTTATTTGTTAAAAATTGCCAACTAGAAGGATACAATGCTCAGTATAGAGTAAAAAGCGTAGCTAACAATAATACAGAAATCACAGTGGAAGCCCTGCAAGAGCTAGGATCAAGTCTTACTAGTGGCCAAATAGCCGAGCTAAAAGTACATAGCCCACAGATTGATGGTTTTACGGAAAGTGTAATTTTGCACGTTTACAATACTAAACCCGACAGTATGTTAATAAGTGATCCACAGATCCTACCCTGGATTCAGGATTATACTCTTGCATTCTGTAAAAGTATTCTGGGGCAAGCTCGTAGTAAATTTACTAGTGTAGCAGGTCCTCAAGGAGCAGGGCAATTAAATGGAACTGCACTTCTTGCTGAATCACAGCAAGAAATGGATCGCCTAGACGAAGAACTAAAGCGATATATTGACGGTTCTCAGCCACTTACTTGGGTAGTTGGTTAACATCGTCTAATAGATTGACTAGTGATCCTGTATAGTATATCCTATACAGGATTTTTCTTGGATTGTTATGAATAAAAAAATTATAGGACTAGCTGGCTGGATAGGAGCAGGTAAGGACACCGTTGCGGATTATTTGGCAACACATCATCATTTTAGAAGGGAAAGCTGGGCAGGATCTCTTAAAGATGCTGTGGCTACTATTTTTGGCTGGGATAGGGAAATGCTGGAAGGACTAACTTCTGAACACCGAGCCCAAAGGGAGATCGTAGACGATTGGTGGGCTACGAGACTAAAAATACCAAATCTGACTCCTCGCTGGGTATTACAAAAATGGGGCACTGAAGTTGCAAGAACAGCTTTTCACAATGATATCTGGATAGCCAGTTTAGAAAATAAGCTAAGAAATACCCAACAAAATATAGTTATTAGCGACTGTCGCTTCCCCAATGAAATTAAAACAATACAAAAACTAGGTGGAGAAGTCTGGTGGGTATCCCGAGGTGAATTGCCTGAATGGTATAATGTAGCCTATAGACAAAATACCACAAGCTACGATGCTCATTGGATACTACAGGATCAGACTCAATTGATGGAACAGTTATATCCCGATGTACATCTAAGTGAATGGGCCTGGGTGGGCTCGGAATTCGATGTTATTATAGAAAACAATGGTTCAATCCAGGATCTTTGCCTAAGCATTGATCAAAAAATAAACTAATCAGATCTAACATTACTTTCTCGCCAGTGTAATTTACTATATTGAAGTTCCACTCTACAATTTAGACACACAGTTTTTAAGTTGTTGTGATCACAGTTTCTAAGATCTCCATCTAGATGAAATACACTGGACTGTTCGGGGTATTTTACTTTAAATCCGCACCTTTCACATAGGTTCTTTTTCCTGTAACCAGCCTTGATCCAGCCCTGAAGTTGTGGTGGGACTTTTTTACCTATTCGTATACACGCATCACATAATTTTCTATAGTAGATTCTGCCTGTATTATGATTATGTTTGTTGACTGCTACTGGGCGTAGGTGACAAGTTGGGCAAATTTTACGTCGTTCTATCATACATTTATTTAACGAAACCGTAAGTAAGGGCATTTTAGTACCATTTTTTCTAGCCAAGTGCTAAATAACTATAACGACTATTAAGTTAGTATTAGGAGAACAAAATGGCATTAGTGAGCCCTGGCGTACAAGTACAAATTATTGATGAGAGCATTTATGCGCCCACAGCAGTTGGTACTGTACCTTACATACTTATCGCTACAGCAGAAAATAAAACACAACCTGGAAGTTCAGCACTAGCTGTTGGAACATTAGCAGAAAATGCAGACAAAGTTTATAATATAACTAGCCAAAGAGACCTAGTTACAACATTTGGTGCGCCAAACTTTGAAAACATTGACAATGTTCCTGTCAACGGTAGTGAACTAAATGAATACGGCCTAATGGCTGCCTACAGCGCACTAGCAGTTTGCAACAGTGCCTACGTACAAAGAGCAAATGTTGACCTAGCTAAGTTAGCAGGCAGCACTGCTAGACCCACAGACAATCCTGTCACAGGAACCTATTGGTTAGATACAGACGCTAGCAATTATGGTATCTTTGAATGGAACGCAACTACACAGCGTTTTACAGAAAAACAAGTCCTTCGTATTTTTAGTGCTGTTGATACAACTACTAGTCCAGAGGACGAGACAGTAAGTTTTTTAAGTGCTGATGTAATTGGTACAGTTCCAGCGTCTACTACTGGAGAAGTAGGTGATTATGCTGTAATGGAACTAGAAGAATATCATCCTATTTTTTATAAAGCGTATGATGGCACGTGGGTATTAGTAGGAAGTCAAGGCTGGCAACAAAAAGTACCAACTGCGGCATTTACTTTTACTACACCTGCATCTAGCGGCAATTTATTCATAAACGGTGATAGCGTAAGCATCACAGCCAACTCTAACATTAGTGTAGTTAATTCTGCAATTAATAGTGCAAGCATAACTGGTGTTACTTCTAGAGTAAGCGGTTCTACTTTAATAGTTACAGCAACACAGGAAGCAGGATTTGGTGGCAATAGTGGAGTTTTAGTAATTAATCGCACAGGTGGTTCAGTTACTAGCAACGCTATAATGACAATGTTAGGTTTACCTTTAAGTGCAACTAATATTACTTACCAAGCAGCAGTTACAGCCCAGGCTCCTTTCAATCAGGTCCCAAGATGGCAAACCACAGCTAATAACAAGCCCACTGGTAGTGTTTGGCAAAAAACAAGCACAAGTGGTGGTGGAGTAAGTATTAGTGTTAAAAGATATAACGAGCTTACCGAACAATGGCAAGCTCAAAATGTTACAAGTTGGATAGGCGTATTTGACGCTACTTACAATTTAGACAAAACAGGTGGTGGAAAAAATATCCCACAAGGAACTATATTTAATGCTTACAGTGCTTTAGATTCTAATGCAACAGAAGGCAACTTACCACGTCTAGGTGGTCAGCTTTTCCGCAGACGCCTAGCAGCTGGTGCTGCATTGACAGTTGCAAGCACAAATACCTATGCTAACACATCTGTTAACATTAGAACGGGCTTAGTTGCTACTAGCACATTTAGCCTAACATTTAGAGCATCACCTAGTGATACTAGTACTACTACTGTAAGTGGTAGTATAACTGGCAGTTCATTCACTGTTGCAGATTTTATCAATGCTGTTAATGCAGTTGGTAGTCAGGTGGTTTACGCTAGTTTCAACAGCGATGGAAAAATTGTAATTACACACAAAGATGGCGGCGATGTTCAGGTTGAAGATGGCACAAATCTTCCATTTACCTATGCAGGTTTTGGAACTGCTGCGGACGATACTTATCCATCTCTAGAGCTAGGAGACACATTTGCACTTACTGGATGGACAGACCTTGCTTCTTACAATAATGGTGAAGGCTACAGTTCACAGGACACAGCACCCACAGTAGAACCAGCAAATAACACGCTTTGGTATAACGACAGTGCAACTAGGGTGGACATCCTTGTCAAGGACGGTGCAGGTAACTGGAGAAATTATAGAGCCCTAGACGCAGATTATCGCGGTTACGATCTAACTGCTACTGATCCAGAAGGACCAATTATAAGTGCAAGTGAGCCTAGCACACAAAGTGATGGTGAAACAGCACTTGCCTACGGTGATCTTTGGGTTGATACTGGTGACCTCGACAACTTCCCAATGATTTATCGTTGGCAGATACAGGATGGCGCAGATCAGTGGGTACTAATAGACAAAACTGATAGCACAAGTCCAGCCGGTATTATTTTTGCAGATGCACGTTGGGCAAGATATGGAAACGTTAACCCTGCAACTGGTGCCCTACCAACAATCGCAGATTTAAGCAGCGCAGCCTGGGAAACAACTAATAGTAGCGGAGAAGACACTGCCTACCTAGATCTAGATGCACCTGATCCTGCACTCTATCCTGAAGGTATGCTACTGTTTAACACAAGAGCAAGTAGCTACGGTGTAAAACAATATCGTTCAAATTACTTTAGCCCAGCTAATTGGCCAGAAACGGCAGCAGATGCTGGAAGTGATATGAACACAGATCCAAATTGGCAGACTGGCGCCTGGGTAAATGTAAGTGGTGTGGATAGCCGTGGATTGCCTAATTTTGGTAGAAAAGCTCAACGTGGATTTGTAGTTGCTAAACTACAGGCAGCAATTGATGCAAGTGATGGACTACGTGAAGAATCAAATATCTTTAATATTATCTGCTGCCCAGGTTATCCTGAGCTATTAGATAATATGGTAGCTCTTAATACAGACAGAGAAGAAACAGCTTTTGTTATTGGTGACGTTCCATTACGTTTACCAGCAACTGGAACAGCTATCCAGGCCTGGGCCACAAACACCAATAGTTATGATGTTGTTGGTGAAGCAGGACTTACAGTAGCAAGTCCCTACGCTGCTGTCTATTTCCCACACGCTCAGACTAATGACTTATCTGGAAATGAAATCGTTGTACCAGCAAGTCACGTAGCTCTACGTAATATGATCAAGAGTGATAATCAGAGCTATCCTTGGTTCGCTCCAGCAGGTACACGTCGTGGACTAGTAGACAATGCTAGTGCAATTGGTTACATTGACAGTGTGACAGGAAGATTTGTAAGTGTTGGTGTAACGCAGGGACTAAGAGATGTTATGTACAATAACAAAGTTAATCCATTGTCTGTATTACCAGGCGCTGGTTTGATGGTTTATGGACAAAAAACTCTCAACCCAAATGCAAGTTCACTGGATCGTATCAATGTTGCACGTCTAGTTAACTATGTTCGCAGACAATTAACTATTGCTACAAGACCGTTCATTTTTGAACCAAACGACACTATTACACGTAATAGTGTACAAACAGTTGTTAGTGGATTCCTAGTTGATCTAGTAGCTAAACGAGGCATTTATGATTTCCTAGTAGTTTGTGACGATAGTAACAATACTGCTAGCAGAATAGCAAACAATGAACTATGGGTAGATGTAGCTATACAGCCTATTAAAGCTGTTGAGTTTATCTACATTCCAATTAGATTAAAGAACCCAGGAGACCTAGAGGTATAATATGGCAAATTTAAATAATTTTACAGTACCCATTAAAGGGGAAACAGCAACACAGGGCCTATTGATGCCTAAATTAAAGTTCCGCTTTAGAGGATACTTTTACGGGTTCGGATCAGATGGCACAAATAGTAACACACTGGAAATTAGCAAACAAATTGTAACATTTGCTAGACCACAAATTACTTTTGATCCAATCGAACTACCTGTGTATAACAGCAAGGCTTACATTGCAGGTCGTCCAACTTGGAACCCAGTGAGCGTAACACTAAGAGATGATGCTGCTGGTGGTGTAGCCAAGGCGATTGCCGAGCAACTACAAAAGCAATATGATTTCTATGAGCAAGCTAGTGCCGCTAGCGGTGTAGACTACAAGTTCCGTACAGTGCTTGAAGTACTAGACGGTGGCAATGGTGTAGTAGAACCAGAAGTTCTAGAAAGCTGGGAACTATTTGGTTGCTTCCTAACAGACGTAAACTACAATGATATGGATTACGGTAGTAATGATCCAGTGACAATTACATTAAGTATTCGTTACGATAACGCTCTACAAGATGTAACACCTAGAGCGCCAGTTAAGACCAGAACAACAAGAGGTTCTGTAACCGGTGGTGCAGTGTAAAAACAATAACAGTAGCAGTAAACAAACAACCCGCGGAAGCGGGTTTTTTGTTGGCTAAATATCATTATGGGACTAGACATTGGAAGTATAACAAAAGCAGCAAGTAATCCTGCATCTTTGTTCAAGAGTGGTAATAAACCACTCAAGGGTAAAACACACCCCTACGATCACGCGACAAAGTTATATATTGCAGATGGACTAAAACTTGCTCCTAAAAACAGATATCTCTACTATGTAAGTATTAACATAGGAGTAGGAGCTCAAACAGCATCTGGTATTTTAGATAGTGTACTAGGCGGTGGCGGTGGTGTATCCAGTCTAAGCTTAATACAACAGTACGAAGCAGGAATGCTGGTAAAAAGTGTGGACCTACCTAAGTTTTCAATGGACGTTAAAACAATTAATTCTTATAATAAAAAGAATATTGTACAAACTGCCATTAAGTATGAACCAATTAGTATAACATTTCACGATGACAGTGCAGATATAGTTACTAGACTCTGGAATGATTATTATACCTATTATTACCGCGATAGCGACTACAGTAGGGAAAGCTACCAACAACATCATATCAATACTGGCATCTATGCAGGTAGAACTGACGATCGCTGGGGTTACACGATACGCAATGCAGGCTTAGAGCCTTTTTTACGTAATATTCAAATATTCAGTTTGCATAATAAAAGGTTCACTGAATACACTCTTATTAATCCCTACATCACAAGCTGGCGCCACGGCACACATAGCGCCGAGGCTGGCAATGACATAATGGAAAATCAAATGACCATTATGTATGAAACTGTAAAATATAAAACAGGTTCAGTTAATGCTATAGATGTGAACGGCTTTGGAACATTACACTATGACAACACTGCTAGTCCTATCTCCGGTGGTGGTATGTTCGGACAGATAGTGGGTGGTATAGCGGAAAGTGTGCTTGGCGGTGGTGGCGATCTAGCAAGACCGGATGGAAGTGAAAATAAAGGTAGTATATTTTCTCAAATTGCTGGTGCTGCTGGTGCCATTAATGCACTTGGTGGAGTAAATCTGGCTCAAGTAGGCGCAGGGGTACTGGGAAAAATAGGTGGAGATGCACTCAAAGGTGCAACAAACGGAATAAGTATACCTAGTTTAAGTGATGTGTTAAAAGGCGCCGGAGAAAAAATAAGTCAGTCTCCCACATTAAGTAAATTGTCTAATAAAATTAGCGGAGCTTTGCAGGGAGGATTAAACGGAGCCAATGTGCCTACTAATGGCGTTCCGACAGGTGGACTTGGTCTCACTGGTGGGCTTGGTTTAAACGCAGTTCCTGGAGTAAGTAACGCAGCCTTTACTGGCGGCCTAAATGATAAATTACAAAACTCTTTAAACAATGGTAATCTTGCAAGCATAAAAAACAATTTCAGCGGCAGTATACCAGGTGTCCAAAATATGAGTCAATTGGGTTTTAACAATCTAGTGCAACCAACGTCTAATAATTTAATTGCTAGGGGTACAAATAGTACAGGCGGTGGATTTATTAACGGTGGATATGGTAGTGTGGGCACAGCAAGCCCCTCAGTATTTGCAGGCGGTAGTGGAGTTACCCCTAACCCATCATCTTCACAATTAGCTGGTGTAGCTGGTATTGTAAACAGCGGATCAGTAAGTGCTTTTAGTGCAGCAGGTGGAGCACCTCCCTCGTTAGCATCACCAAATATCCCCACTGATGAATTCTTTATATAATGCAAAATCCTAATATTGTAGACACTCCGGAATCTAGCACTGGTAGATATTTTAACAATGTCTATAAAAATAGAAGTGCTATTAGCCCTGCTATTAGTAGCAGTATAATTAGTTGGTTTCAGGAGCAAACAGGTAGTAGAGAAACTGCTACTCTACTAGCCAGAACTTTAATTAACACAGCAGAATCAATAGGAGAAGATCCTAGAAAAATATTACAAGAGTTTACTAAACTCCCCTCAGGTGAACTTAATTCTTATCTGGCCTTGTTTCTTAATTCAGGCAGGGTTCCCACTAGCCTACTAGGGATCAAAAATCAACCTACACCTACAGATCTAGTGTCTCGAACTTTGATATTTTAATGTCTAAATTTGCTCAGGGAAAATTTGAAATTCAGAATCCCGCAAAGTATGTGGGAAAGAAAACTCCCACCTACAGAAGTAGTTGGGAGTATGCATTTATGAGATTTTGCGATAACAACCCTGCTGTATTACAATGGGCTAGTGAAGCTATACATATTAATTACAGAAATCCCTTTACAAATAAAAATACAATTTATGTGCCTGACTTTTTAATAATTTATCAGGACAAAAATGGTAAACGTCACGGTGAAGTTATAGAAGTTAAGCCTAGTAAGGAAACTAGTCTTACAGAAGCTAAATCTATGAGGGATAAAGCTGCTGTAGCTCTTAATTTACATAAATGGCAAGCAGCTAAAAAATTTTGTGACGCACAGGGGTTAAAATTTAGAGTGGTCACTGAACACGATATATTTGTAAATACCAAAAAATAAAAAACTCCGGATCTACCAATAAATATTCCTATGACTAAAAAGTTATCGGAATTATTCAATTTACCCAATCAAGAGGCTATTCCCGAGACAACTGTGGATGCCCAGGCCGCCCTAGAGCTCACTGAACAACAGCGAGAAACAATCAGTCTAGTAGACGAGGCTATAGACAAAATAGATGCTGCTCTTCCTGGGGTTCGTGGCCTAGACACAAGTGACAGTGAGCTTGACGACCTAGCTGAACTAGCAAAAAAGTCAGCTCAGGATCTTATGGATCTGGGATTGGCAATGGAAGCTAGATTTAGTGGCGCAGTACTTCAGACTGCTGGCACAATGTTAGGACACGCCATAGCAGCCAAACAAGCTAAAATTGACAAAAAACTTCGCACTGTGGATTTACAGTTAAAGAAAATGAGGCTAGACCATCAAATAGCCAAAGATTCCAAGGGAGAAATTACTGACGATCCTATAGAAACACAGGGACAATTAGTGGACAGGAACACTCTACTAGCAGAGATTCTCAAGAGTTCCAAGTAACTAATTGGCAAAAAAACGCTAAATAACATAATAACGGATATTGTTTATGAAGACCTTTAAATCTTACCTTACGGAATCTATCGGCACTTACGATTTCAAAGTAAAAATCGCTTGTGATGTTACCGATAAAGATATTACTAAAATTAAGTCTGCTCTAGAAGAATTTAAAGTGAATAACTTTAAAAAATCTCGCAGCCTACCTATACAAGAAACTCCAGAATTTCCACAGCTAGGACCAGTAGAGGTTAGAATTTATGATCTAAGCCTTGAATACCCGGCTAATAATGATCAGGTGTTTTCCACTATTATGAATACTGGATGCTGTCAGCCTGGGGCACTTAAAGTGATCCCCCTAAACAGTCCCTACAACGCTATACTAGATGGACTAGAAGTAAGTAATGTGGGCGGTAAAGAGGGTGAAGCAGTACTAGATCAACAAGAGATGAAAACGGAAAAACCCAAGGCAATATCTGGACAAGAATATTTAGACAATATGCCTAGTCTAATTAAAGAATTACAGGCAGCTAGGAAATATGAATATCCTGATGCCGCCGGCGGCAAAACTGCCATTGCCAAGACATCGGGACTTACTCCTGAACAAAACAAGAGCCCTGTGGGCTCACAACAAAACAAAATCCCTAGCCCAAGAAAAGGAAAATAATTATGAGCAATATGTCAGATATATTAAAAAAATTAAATGCGATTGAACAGACCGCTGAGAGCGCAGTTAAACCAAACTTAAAAGAAGGTATTGAAGCTGTTGCCGAAGTAACTCCTCCTGGAAGAGAGAAACAAGTTAAAGCTCTTAAAAAAGTTCCTGGCATTGACAATCCTTACGCAGTATCTTGGGCTTCCTATAACAAGAGCCATAAAAAAGAAGAAAGCATTGAGGAAAGCAATCTAGAAGAAGGCTTTGCAGATTTAGACAAGTATATGCAAGACAAAGAAAAAGCCAAGGGTACAGGTAAATTTGATAAAACTGTTACCGCCACCGGCACAAAGTATACTAAAAAGCTAGATCCAGAAAATAACGATGCTGAGGACGATGATGAAGGCGAGAAAAAAGATAAAAAAGATAAAGAACCGAATAAAGGCGGCCGCAAGGTTGGCAGCAAGAGCGGTGCAAGGCACAGCTACAAAAAAATAGACGAGTATATTGCTGAAGCCTACGGTGATTTCTTTGAAGGTGATCTTGAAGAAGAAGAATTAGAAGAAGACGATATGGAAGAAGGTAATAGGTTTACCCATAATCTTATGAAGGCTCGAGAGGCCGGTAAAAAAGAAGCTGATCTAGACGGCGATGGTGATATGGAGCCAGTAAAAGAAAATGAATCAGTGGAAGAGGAAGCTGTAGAGGAGGCCAAGTCCTGTAACCAGACTATGGAAGGCGAGGAGTGTCCAGTACACGGCGAAAGCAAATGTCCAATGGCAGAAGCTCAAGATAACAGTCTGGAAGAAGTCAAGGCACTAGCTGGTCTTAAAGAGTGCGGTGATATGTCTCCTATGGGCAGCATAGACGCTGATCAAGGTAAAATGAATATAAGTACCAACGCTAGTAGCGATGGAACAAAGACAGTTACAATTACTGCTGATGGCGACACTGCTGTAGCTCTAATGCAGATGCTTAAACTAGCTGGTATGAAAGGTGCTATGGCAGCTCCAGAGCAGTCCACGGACGGCGATACCTACGATGTGGCTGTAGCAGAAAAAGAAATGGAAGAAGACCATATTCCTGGGCATCTAGTTGGTAATGGTACAGAACCTCAGGAAATGCCAGTGCAGGCATTGACCAAGGGTGGTACTGGTGAAGTCGCTGGTAAAGAAAAAACTATGCATCCACACGGTTATAAATTTAGTGACAACCCCCTAGCAATGGAAAACAAACTAGGTGGCCGTTTTATGCAGGAATACGAGAGTATTAAACTAGCCCGAGGAAAATAATGAAACTGGACGAGGTTATTATTGATCTAGAGCCTAGCCAAGGTGATAGAATTTTTTTGGAACTGGGTGACACACTGCTAGAAACTAACATACTGGAAGTTGATAACGATAATATTATCTTAGAAGCTGATGAAAAAATGTTAGTTTTACTTAATCTAGCTGGCGCATTTAATAATCTCACAGAAGCAGAATATCGTGGTCGTAAAGTCCCCCTTGGTAAAAGAATGCAGGGTGACGTGAAAAAATTTAAAGTCTATGTTAAAGGTCCCAAGGGCAACGTAGTAAAAGTAAACTTTGGTGATCCAAATATGCGGATTAAAAAATCCAACCCTGCACGTCGTAAAAGCTTTCGTGCAAGACATCGTTGTGATAACCCTGGACCACGCTGGAAAGCAAGGTACTGGAGTTGCAGAGCTTGGTAATCAAGGTATACAATGAAAATTAACGAAATTATCACTGAAGCAACAAATAAAGGACTGCCTAAAGTTTCTCAGGCAGGTGCGGTTCACGCCAAGCGTTTTGATGAGCTTGATACCTACTATCATATGTACAGATTTGGCATTGCCCTAGCCAATCACAATGCAGATAATCCACCAGTGGGTCCTGCTCGTGATAAATTTACAGTCTGGGCCTATACTGATGGTGACGAGCAAATTATCAAAGCAGCAGAAAAAAATATGGGCACCAAGGGCACTGAAATATCAAAATCTCCCTCTACAGAAACTGAAAATATATACACCACAAGCCCAGTTGCCAAAGTTAACCGCAACAAATACGGCGTATGAAAATTAGAGAAATTGTTCGTGAGTCTAGAAGTCTTGTAAAAACTGGTATAAAACCTATTACCAAGGATCACGAATATGCTATGCCCAATGCACATCGTGTTGCGGGCACTGCTGATAGAATTTACGACCTTAATAGATTAATGATGTTAGTAGCAGCAGCAGATGGGCGTACAATGCCAGTAGTTCCTGAGGAAAGTTGGGCTGGTAGAAATAATATGGCCTTTCCTTTTACTCCACAAGAAGCCCAAATGCTAAAACATTGTTATCAAGTTTTAGGTCAAGAATGGGATGATGTGTTATTTCCTAACACGCACGATCGCAGCGAAGAGTTCAAAAAAGATATCAATATCAACAGCCCTGTGGCTAAAATCAAGAAAAATAAGTACGGAGTATAAATGTTTTCAAAAACTATTCCTAGTGCAAGCTTTTGTAGTTTGCCGTTCACGCACCAGTACAGAAATACTAACGGAGAAATAGCTCTATGCTGTGATAACGCTTTTAATGTACTGGAAAAAACTCCACAGGAATCTATGCTGGATGTTTTTAATTCTCATCGTATGAACAGTCTTAGGAATATGATGTTGAATGGGGAAAGATCTAGTGACTGTGCTGTTTGTTATAAAATGGAAGATAAGGGTCTATATAGTCCACGACAACGAGCTAACGAATGGTGGTGCAATAGAGAACCATCTGCACTGGATGACCAAATTACAAAATTTAAAAATGATGAAACATTAACACCGGTTAGTCTTGATATAAGATTTAGTAGTAAATGCGCACTAAAATGTAGAACCTGTAATCCACATAATAGCAGCACAATAGCTGCTGAGGTAAACACATTTAGAGAAAATAAACTAAACATACCTGTAAGTATAGATCAAGAATATTTTCTAGAACATACCACACGCCCTGCTCCCTGGACTGCTCAGGAAGTCCCACTTAGTCCCAACCTAAAAGTACTTAATATAGTTGGTGGCGAACCTTTAATAGAAGAAGAAAATAATAATCTACTAGAACGAGTAGCAGAATTGAACGCAGACCCTGAAATAAGAATAAACACAAGCTTTGCGAGAAAAAATAATAAACTTAAAGAAATAATTAAAAATTTTAATCACGTATTGTTTATTGTAAGTCTAGACGGGATTGGTAGTTTAAATGATTATATAAGACACGGCAGCAATTTTCTGGAAGTCTTGGAAAATATAGAACTTAATAGAAAAAACCTCTGCGCTTTTAATACTACAGTCAGTATCTATAATGTTCTGTATCTAGCTGATATAATAGAGTACATTTCGGAGAATTATCCGAACACTTACCATCTTATAAATCTTACAAGTAATCATAGTCCTACTGAATTACACAATACACCACCAGAATTCCGTAATATTATTATAGAAAAGCTTGAGCAAATTAAAAGCAAAAAACTTAATACTATAATAGAACTTACAGAACTAGATAATGTAATTAATGTACTTAAACAAGACAACTTTAATACAGATAGTTTTCAGAAATTTATAGATTTTACTAGATTTATTGACCAGCAGCGTGGAGAGTTGATAGGCAATATAGTACCAGATTATAATAAATACTTTGAATAAAGGATCTATTATGAAAAAAATACTGTTGTTTCTATTATTAACTTTAAGTAATTTAGCTTATGCCTGGGACCAGACTCCGCCATTACCAGTGGAACGCTGTCAGGTACATAATCCCTGGGGCTGGGCACAGACTACCAAACAAGTGACCGCTATATGCCGTCGAGCTTATTTTGTTGCCTACGATGCTGCTGCAAAAATACCTAATTATGTAACATATACACTAACACCAGCTAACGCTCTTGGCTGCTGGCCACGGACTAATGCTTTTGTAGCAGATGAAAGTGTCCCCAATGGTCCAACTCCCAGCGACTACGCTGGCACAGGCTACGACAAAGGACACGCAGTACCAGATGGTGATCTAAGCTGGGACCAACAAGTAGAGTACGAAAGCTTTTTGATGACAAATATGTATCCACAACTAGGTGGACTCAATAGAGGCATTTGGAAACTATTAGAAACATCAGTGCGTGGCTGGGCAGTGCAGACCAATAATGTCTACACTATCTACGTTGGTGGTGTTTATGACACAGCTACCGATAAAAAAATTGGACGTGGCGTAGTAGTACCCACAGGATTTTATAAGATAGTTATAAATCAAAATACAGGAGCTATGGCTGGTTGGTATTTTAAACACGAAGGCGGTCAGGGAAATGATCTAACTAAAGTTCGTGCAAGTATTGCAGCTATTCAACAAAAGGCTGGCGTTACTTTTTCTTTTCCAGCCAATGCCAGGGAATTACCAGTGGGCCAAGAATGGCCAGTTGACTACGGAGCTCTAACCAATGCAAAACGTCAAAAATGTAAAGGATCCGGGGAATAATCCAGACGACGATCGTCCAGTTATTCCCTACGGAGAACATTAATGCGAGAAATAAAATTTACTACACAGGATTTCGTTAAAAACGAAACTGACGATGCAGTGCTAGATCCCAACGATCCCATTTATGAAATGATGCATCTAGCTGGAATAAAGCCAGTGGACCAAACTCCTAAGTTTAGTGAAGGTAGTAACATTAGTAAAACAGCAGCAGAAAAAGCAGCATTAATGAAAAAACACAAAATTAAACCAGGTACTGATGCCTGGTTTAAGCTTTGGTTTAGTTTACCTTATCTCACAGGAGAAAAGCCCCTAGATAAATAATATGCTAACTTAATTTATCTATGAGTTCTGAAACTATCAAATTCCGTTTTACTTTTTTAGCAGAATACTGGGACAAACCGCCAGCAATTATTCTTAGGCTAGACGACAAAGAACTTTTTAATGGTGTTATTACTCAAGAACAAAGTATCCTGGAATTCAAAGAAACAATCACCTTCGGCAGACACAAACTTAGTATAGATCGACAGGGAAAAGATAATAGTCAAACCAAATTATTACCTGATGGTGGTTACCAAGATCAATTGTTAACTCTAGATAAACTTGTTATAGATGATGTAGACATTAGAGACATAGTAAATCATTACAGTTATACGAAACCTATCTATCCAGAGCCCTGGGCAAGTTTAGAAAGAAGAAAGGGTAATGATCTTCCGGAATATGTGAGAGGACAAACCTGTTGGGGACACAACTTAACCTGGACTTTAAAGTTTACTAGCCCGTTTTATCTTCACGTAATGAACTGGATGCGAGGAAATTTAAATGAACAGTTCCATTGAACTCTCCAATAAATTATATACTATAGAAGATAACTTTCTTCGTAAATTAAAAAATGAATGGTTTACTGGCAGCCAAAAGCTTGTTACCAACGCACAGTTTATTCCCTTGGCTAATGAATGGTTTCAATCTACTAAAATTAATGATATTAGAGGCTGGGAAAAATTTCCCTATAAAGATGTCATAATGGGTTGTACTCAATACATTGAAAGTTTTTTTATTAAGTACGGTCTGGATGGTTTTCAAATACTGGAAGATGAATATGCCTATTACAGATTAATGGGGAAACACGGTGTAAAATTAGGCAGTCTAGAGCCAAATAAACCACTGGTAGTAAGCTTCCCTAACTTTAAATATATTGATGATAGGCCCGGCTGGCAGGACTTGTTTTCCGAATGTGAGCAAAAAGATATTGATATACATCTAGATATGGCCTGGATCACCACCGCCCGAGACGTCGCCATAGATCTAGATCACCCCAATATAAAATCTCTGGCAATGAGCCTGAGTAAATATTCTCTACACTGGAATAGGGTGGGATTACGTTGGACAAAACAACGTACTATGGATAGTATAACAATTTTTAATCATTACTACGGTGACGTAAACAGTGGCATAACCAGTTGTGGTAATTTTATGATAGAAAACTTGCCTCGTGATTACGGATGGAATACTTATCGCAACAAACACTTTCAAATTTGTAGAGATAACAATCTAGAAAGTACAAAAATGATACACGTGGTCAAGCGTCCAGGTGACACTGAAAGTTATGGCATAGCCAAGTACTTAACTCAAGATGAATGATAATCACATAAATCAACACCTAGCAAATTGTTTGAAAAACAGACAAACAGTAACTCCAGGTCTATGTTTTGTAAAAGATTTTTTACCCCAAGAATTATTAGCAGAATTATTAAACTATATAAACACGACTAATGATTGGAAACCTTACAATGTTCCCAGCCAAAAAAATAGAAACGTAATACAAGGCTCAGAGCTTCTTGCTAGATTATACCCATATTTTGACCGAATTACGCCCCAAATAAAATATATATTTAGAAAACCTAAATTAATTTTAGAAGGAATCACACTGTGGCAGGACAAATACAAATATTATATAAGCAAACATACTGATAATCCCGAGATAGAAGTTGCTATACAAATTTATCTGAGTAATAATTCCTATCCTCTTGCAACTACATTTGTAATTGAAGGACAAGATGTGCAGCCAGAATATCAAGTAAACTCAGGGTATATTATGGATAATGCGGCTAGTATTACACATTATCTTTGGCCCCCAGTTCCACAAGAAGAATTACGCCACAGTTTACATATAATTTGGAAACTAGACAACTAATAAATAAAAAGATTTAGAATTTTATATAAAATGGCCACACAGAATACTGTAAATCTAATTAAAACCCCACACCAGGCACAGCTCTGGAGTGCGGACCAGATGCGAGAGATGGTAAAATGTGCTGATCCTATAAATGGGCCGCAGTATTTTCTCGAAACTTATTTTTATATACAACACCCTACCAAGGGAAGATTACTCTATAAACCTTTCGAATATCAAAGAAGATTAGTAGACGTTTATCACAACTATAGGTTTAACATAAGCCTTATGCCCCGACAGACTGGTAAATCTACCACGGCTGCTGGTTATCTCTTGTGGTATGCTATGTTTGTTCCAGATAGCACCATATTAATTGCGGCACACAAATATTCCGGTGCGCAGGAAATTATGCAACGTATTAGGTATGCATATGAAAACGTTCCTGATCATATTCGTGCAGGTGTAGTTACTTACAATAAAGGCAGTATTGATTTTGATAACGGCAGTAGAATAGTTAGTGCTACCACTACCGAAACAACTGGCCGAGGTATGTCTATATCATTACTTTATTGCGACGAGTTTGCGTTCGTCCGTCCAACTATTGCCAAAGAGTTTTGGACTTCTATCAGTCCTACGTTGGCAACGGGTGGTAAGTGTATGATTACCTCCACACCCAACAGTGATGAAGATCAATTCGCGCAAATTTGGAGATTGGCAAACAAAACTTTTGATGAATATGGTAATGAAGTAGAGCTTGGTGTTAACGGATTCAAGGCTTTTAAATCTAGTTGGCAAGAACATCCTGAACGTGATGAAGCCTGGGCTAGGCAGATGCGGGAGCAACTAGGCGAAGAAAGATTTAGAAGAGAGATGGATTGTGAATTTATTATCTTTGATGAAACTTTAATTAATCCTATTAAGCTAACGGAACTAGCTGGTATAGACCCATTACAAAAACAAGGACAAATACGTTGGTATAAACGTCCAGAAAAAGACTGTGTTTATATTGTAGCTCTTGATCCTAGCTTGGGCACAGGCGGAGATCCCAGTGCTATACAAGTATTAGAACTTCCCAGCCTCTGCCAAATAGCCGAATGGCAACATAATAAAACAACTGTGCAAGAACAAGTTAGATTATTAGCGAGTATCACAGAAACTTTAGCTGAAGCGAGTGGGAGCCCTAATAATGTCTATTACAGCCTAGAGAATAATACACTAGGCGAAGCTGCTCTTGTGGCTCTGGCTGAATATGGAGAAGAAAAGATATCAGGTATATTTTTAAGCGAACCAGCTAAGGCAGTTTCCGGGCGCAGATTCCGCAAGGGGTTTAACACTACGCACAAAAGTAAGTTAGCTGCCTGTAGCAAATTTAAAAATTTAGTGGAAACTGGTAAGCTGAAAATAGCTAGTAAAAGTTTAATAAGCGAGCTAAAAGTGTTTGTGGCTAGTGGTGGTAGTTTCAAGGCTAAAATTGGCGAGACTGACGATCTAGTAATGTCTATGCTTTTGGCAGTTAGGATAGCCACCTTTTTAAGAGAATTTGACCCAGCCCTAGACCAGCAGCTGAAAGATAGCACGGAAACTGAAGTTATGCCTCTACCGTTTATAATGAGCTAGTGCTAAATACTGGGTATTCTTTAAATTTTAATTATGATCAACCTAGAAAAAGTATCTGATAACCTTTTTAACAAAATTCGCAGCAGATTTGATGGGGTAACTCTTTACGACGCTGCCTTGAAAAAAACGGAAGATCAGGAGAAAGCTAGATATTTTGTCTTTAATTTCAAAGCTAGCGACAATGTAGAGTATGGTCAAATTACTATGCATCTAGGAGAGGATAGAAATCTTTTAGTATTTTATGATATGACTCTGGATGATAAAATGCCAGATAATATCAAGGATGAATGGTATAACTTTGTAAGATCGATGAGGCAATTCGCACGACGTAATCGTTGCAGTTATGATGTTCGCGACATAACCGTAGCTGGACTTGAACTAAGAGATTTAAAACACGTAAGCAAAGATCAGGACATCTTTAATACATCAGAAGTTGTAAATGAAGCCAAAATGTCGGGGACTTCACGAAGTAGTTACGAACATCTAGGGCCTACTAAAATAATTGTAAGACACAGTAAGAAGGTGGACGAGGAAATACTCGGCGCAAGAAGCAGAAATGTAGCGGCCATCTACGTCGAGAACCACCTTGGTGAACGTTTTAGATTACCAGAAGGAACTTCGGTAAGTGAAGCAAGAGCCTATGCTAGACACGTAAAAAATGGCGGCAGGGTGGACGATGAGTTTGGCAAACACATCACTAATATTATATCTGAGATGAAAAGTCTTAGAACTTTTGTGCGTAATATGCGTGGCCGTCAATTTGAAGATGCTGAAACACAAACTATGGTAGAAACAGCAATTGATTATTACGGCGGATTGCATAGAGACCTACATAGTTTAAGAGGACAACGTGGCTACACCAAATACATAGAAAATTGGGAACCACCTCAGGAAGTTCTTGCAGATGATGTCAATCTAGAAGAATTACGTGCAAGATTTGAACGAAGAATTTTTGATGAGCGTATGAGTTCAGCTCTGCCTATAGTTGCTAGAGCCTATAAACAAAGACGCAACTGGGCAGAATCAGAATTTAAAGAATGGGCTAGTGGCATAATTGGCCAATTTGATGAAGACCTAGAAGAAGAATCAGAAGCCTATAAAGATCACCAGAAGATCCGTAAGCAGAGTGGATTACCTAATCCTGACTACTATGCAGCACTTAAAAAATTATATGATAGAAATTTAAATAACGAAATTAGCGACCAGGAATTAGACACACTGCGTAAACAATTGAAACAAAAGTATAATATTAAAGAAAATTTAGTTGTTGATGTTGTTGAAGAAACATTTGAGGCACAAACTACAGAGACTAAAAGTGTAGCCAATATTAAGACTAGGTTAGAACAAGCTCTTAGAGAAAGTTGGAAGTCTAAACTAGCAGGCGCAGCTCTTGCAGCTACTAATTTTGTAACACCAAGTGCTGATAGTGCAGAGTTAGAAACTAAACCCATTACTATTGCTGTTGTAACTATTGGTGACGAAGTCAGACGTTATAATCTAGGAGATAAGTTTTCTAGTGCCAAGGAAGCTGAGCAATTTATTAGTAGCGTTCTAGATAAACAAGGACTGTCTGGATATACATTAGATATCAAACACGGGTATCCTAAAAAAGATCCAGAGTTAAAGGAAGATTTAAGAAAATGGTTCAAGGAAAAGTGGGTAAGATTTGGTCCTGACGGCAAAATCCGCGGGGATTGTGCTAGAGGAAGTGATAGTGAAGGTAAACCCAAGTGTCTGCCCCAGAGTAAAGCACACGCTCTTGGTAAAAAAGGTCGTGCAAGTGCCGCAGCAAAAAAACGCAGAGAAGATCCAAATCCCGAGAGAAGAGGAGCTGCCAAGAATGTTGCTACTAAAACTAACGAACAAGAACTAGAAGAAAAGTGGTCAGAAAAATATAAACGCAGTATTAACTGCAATAATCCCAAGGGATTTAGTCAACGTGCTCATTGTCAGGGCAAGAAAAAACAAGAAGAATCTACTAAAAAGAAATCCAAAACACCTGCCTACTACGGCTATTGGTATCCAGGATTTGGATATTATGCTACCAATGACCAAGGCGGTGAAGGGGGCGGTGATGCTGGTGGAGAAAGTGTAAAAGAAAATACCTGCCCTGCTTGTGGTGGACTTATGCTAGAGCATACAGCCCTCAACGAAAAGAAAGACGCCTGCTATTACAAAGTTAAAAGCAGATACAAAGTTTGGCCCAGTGCCTATGCTAGTGGTGCTCTAGTTAAGTGCCGTAAAAAAGGCGCAAAAAATTGGGGGAGCAAAAAAGAATCCATACAGGAAGCTAACCTAATTAATATGCTACCCTGGCCAGAATTGTTAGACAAAATAAGTAGACAATTAAAAGCAATGGGATGGAACGGTCCTAGTCGCAGAAATGACGACACATATTTGTTCAGTATGGAAGGACGACTGGACGATGAATGGTATATGATAATACTTAACAACGAGGGAAATGGTTGGTTCGAGTATGCCCTTGGCACTGTGGAAGAAGGTGACCCCTATATAGGATTCAAGCAACAGTTACCTACCACAGAACCCAGTGTTAGTATGGTAATTGAAGAGGTAAAAGAAGGATTTGATCTTAAAGAGTCCTTAGACCCTGAACAAATACGGGTGGGACAACTAGCCCAAGACGCTAAAATTAAAACAGGTAGAGTGATAGGTAACCCACCACAAAAGCAACACGGTTTAACAGGGAAGTTAGTGGGTGAGCTAGATAGTAGTATTCAAGCTCCAGGCCCTCTGTTATATGAACTCTTTAAAACACCTAAAAAATTAACAGAACAGGATCTGGATCTAGCCAATGAAGGTACCTTTGATAAATTATTCCAAGATAATGAAATTAACTTTACCTATCTAGATAGCAAGTACATATTGGACAGTGCAGCAGAAGTTGCTAGAGCTAAAGACCTAATTGCTCATTATGCTCTTAACAATAATAAAAAAATCAAATATCCTAAATTTGATATCAAAAAGGACAATGAGCTTACTGGAGCAAGTACCTGGGAACGAAGTCCCGTAAGCGGCGCCAAATAAGTTAAACCGGGCAATGCCCGGTTTTTTATTGGTAAAAATTGCCTTGACTTTACCAAATAAAATCTATATTCTGTCTATCTATGCTAAATAGTTATGTTACATCTTGCAAGGGGCTTGATGTATCAAGGAAACTAACTAAGACCATCTTAAGGAGAATATATAATGGCAACATCACTAGCAGAAATTCGTGCCAAACTACAGGCACAAGAATCAAAAAAATCCGGCAACAAAGAATCACAAACTTCCGATAACACAATTTTCCCACACTGGAATATTCCCGAGAATAGCACAGCTCGTGTGAGATTTCTTCCCGACGCTGACCCCAAGAACAGCTTTTTCTGGTTAGAGCGTCTAACTATTAAATTACCTTTCAGTGGAATCAAAGGCCAGGCTGATAGTAAGCCTGTTATTGTTCAAGTACCCTGTGTGGAAATGTATGGCGACGCTTGTCCTATTCTGGCAGAAGTTCGCAACTGGTATAAAGACGACAGTCTTAAAGAAACAGCCAATAAGTACTGGAAAAAACGTAGTTATCTTTTCCAGGGTTTTGTTCGTGATAATCCACTGGGCGAAGAAAAGGCTCCAGAAAATCCAATTCGACGTTTTGTCATTAGTCCGCAAATTTTCAAGACCATCAAGGACAGCCTTATGGATCCTGAATTAGAAAGTATTCCCACTGACTATGCCAGCGGCCTTGATTTCAATATTAAAAAATCTAAAAAGGGTGAATACGCTGATTACAGTACTAGCGGTTGGGCACGTAAGGAGTCTGCACTAACACAGGACGAGGCCAATGCCATTGAACAATTTGGTTTGTTTAATCTGTCTGATTTCCTACCCAAACGTCCTAATGAGGAAGAACTCCGCATTATCAAGGAAATGTTTGAAGCAAGTGTAGATGGTGAGGCCTATGATCCTGAACGTTGGGGCAATTATTACAAACCCTATGGCCTTAGCACTGGTGGTGACGATTCTGGCACTGCGACAACTAGTGCAGCGGCAAAGCCAACGACTAGTCGTCCAGTAGAAGTAGCTGATGAGGATACTGACCCTCCTTTTGAACCTACTAAACCAGTGGCCACAGTTACAGCACAGCCTGCTACGAAACCTGCTGCACAAAAGGCTGAAGACATCCTAGCGATGATCCGCAACAGAAAAACTCAGTAATGAAACTTACTGTGTTACTGGGCTCTTCAGGAGAAGAGTCTTTTGACATCAATCTGTACGATA